CGTTGTCTCCATACTCACGCTGTTCATCCCAGACATTCGTCCCCGCCAGACTGTCGTAGGCTAGTGTCGCCGTGTTGGTGAAGGTCTCGTTCGGCGCCAGGGCCTGCGAGAGGGCCACATCGAAGATGAAGGTCAAGGACTCCCCGGCTTCAAGCGTGTTGGTCCCCGTCGGCGCGTTGGTGTCCGAAAGGATACGGAATACATCGCCGCTGACTTCATGCACGTAACCCGTCGGCAGGTTCACGTTGGCCAGCGTGCCGATCGTGAAGTACGGTTCGGCCAGCACGTCCTCGATCCGCAGGTCCATCACATCGTGGAGCCGTGCCGCTTTCATCCGCTCACCTCTCTTTCCTCCCGGGAAATCGCGGAATACTTCGGATACGCGAACAGTGGCTGCATCTCGCCGACGCGCAAGGCGCTTGGCCTGCCGAAACGAACGCGCGCACCGGGATCTGGCGGCCGGTCCGGGTGGCCGCGGCCGCTTCCCCTCAAAACATTCCTCGACCAGCGTGCGGAAGCCGCCCTCGGACGGCTCATGAAGGAGACACGATGATGTCACCCCGCGCCCAGAGCGCACCCGCGACAGGGGCACGCTCATGACCGCTTACACCTCCCTCGATGACATCCCGGTTTTTCGCTACGGCCTGGTGATGGCCGATAGCCCATGGCAGTTCGAGCACCGGGGAAAACCGGGCGATCGCGCGGCGGGCTCCAAGTATCGGACGATGAGCACGGCCGACATCATGCAAATCCCGGTGGGCCATTGGTGCGGTGCCAATGCCGTGCTCTGGCTCTGGACCACCACCAGCATGCTCGACCAGTCGTTCGACGTACTCGACGCCTGGGGCTTCCAGTTTGTCACGGCCGGCTTCTGGGCAAAAACCACGACCAGCGCGCCAATCCGCCCGCATATCGGAACGGGCCACGTGCTGCGAGAATGCGGCGAGCCATACCTGATCGGAAAGATTGGGCTCCCGGAATTCCATGACAAAGGTGTTCCTGCCGTTTTTTTTGCACCCCGCTCCAAGAACCACTCGGAGAAGCCGGATATTGCCTATGAGAACGCGGCCCGGCTTGCCCCGCGGGGCTACCCAAAACTCGACCTGTTCAGCCGCAGGACAAGGCCGGGATGGGACAGCGCCGGTGACGAGGCGGGAAAATTCGATGCAGGGGAAGCCGAGGCATGAGCAGGAACCGGATCGCCGCGCGCTTGCGCAAGAACGACGACTACATCGCGATCACCAAGGAACTGAAACGCCTCGGCCTCAAACACCGCGCCTTCGTCCCTCCCGGGAAAAGCGGTCACCCGATCATCGTGATCACCGATGGCCAGAAGGAGTGCGAGCTGCGCGTCGCAGGCACGCCCAAAGCCTCCAATATTGCCGCCGCGCTCCTGAACCTGCGCCGGGCTCTACTTACCGCCGGGATAATCGACGATGGTTGACAGTGCGATATTACCGCATTACGATTTAAGCATGGCGGCGCATTTCGCGCAGGCCGATTGTCACAGGAGACACCCCATGATTACGCTCGAAATCGAGTCCGTAGCCGATAATGGCACCACGCTCGCGGCTAAGGTAGTTTGCGGCCACGACCTTCACCACGCAGTTCAGGAAGGGCAGAGCGAACTCGATCGCCTGGCGCTGATCTGGCCGGAGGCCAACCATTGCCTGATCGACGAGGAAGGCGACACCATCGCCACCATTCCCGCCGCTGCCGTAGCTTGAGGGTCCAGACGATGACTATGCACTATGACGACAAGGAACCCGTCGAAGTCGGCGACGAGATCTGGTTCTACATCGACGACACCGAATACGATGGATGGGTGATCGCGCGCTACCCGCGCAAACGCGAGATCAAGATCTCCTACCGGGATTTCACGGATTGCCGCAAGTCGGATGGCGCCGCAAAGATCAAGTCGATGGTGATCCCCGTTCACGGCGCCGAACTCGCTCGGAGGGCAATGTGATGGCCTTCGACAACCAGAGCAATCACAAGCGCGTCACGAAGATGGTCGAGATGTTCGAGCTGATCGAAAAGTCCGCCAGATCGAATGAAGCGAGTCCCGAAGACATCGCCGCCCTCCTAACCCCGCTGCTGCGGGCGATCGAGAGCGCCGGGGTTCCATTGGTGCCGCCGTCGACTGCGGACGCTGCGCCCGAACAAGAGGCCCGGCCCGTTCACATGCGGGGGATGACGCCCCCGCCGTGGGCCAGTGTGCGGGAGATGGCCGAGCAGGCGTCGCTCAGCGATCTCGCCATCGCCATGGCGGTTTTCATGAACCGCTACGAGGAAGGCCTTGCCACTCAGGCCGGTTGACGAAACACCAAGGCGGCGGGGATCGAAGAGATCACCGCCGCTGTTGACAAAATGCTGACATTTGTTGACATCGCGACGCAAAAGAGAGTTTTCATGCCGGATCTGCGATATCTCCAAATGGCCATGATTTACAGGGCGCAGCGCGGTTCTGTCGGGCCAGGAGCAGGCCAGACCGCTCTCCGGCAAAGGATCATGCGAGAGACCCCCGAGATCACCCGACAGGTGCCGCCAGTCGCCGCGCGGCTCGCGGGATACTCAATCCCCGATATGCCTCCCCCAGTCGATGACATCGCGCTTCTACTCGATGCGCTCGCATTCCGGATCGGCGCTACAGCCCGGGCCGACGCTTGGCGCGAGATCGGGGTGAACCCGAATCGCGGACGCGACCTTCTGGCCCGCAATCACAGCGCCTTCGACTGGCCCCTCTGGTTCACCCTGCGCGAAGCGGCCCTGGGATCCCTTGACATATAGCGCCAATGGCGCTATATGGTATGTATCACAAGGGCACCGAGGCCCGCCAGACAATGGAGACAGAAATGACCACCTTCACGATCAACAGCCGCAAACTCGCCCGCGAGTTCACGTTTTTCATGCCCGACAACGGTGGCTATGTCCGCCTCGAGGATGGGGCGAACCACGGCACTCTCGGCCGCCAAATCTGCCAAGGCGGTGGATTCCAAGGCATTACGATCTACTGCTCCGGCGAGGATGAGTTTCGCGGCGCCTGCCGCAGGTGGTATCGAGCATTCATGCGCGCAGCAGACACGATGTGAAGCCCATGACCCCCGCAGAATTCAAACAGGCCCGGGAGTCGCTGGGCCTGACGCTGGCCGAATTGGGGCACATCCTCGACACGTCGCCCACCACGATCGTCAAATGGGAAATGCCGCCAACCAACAGCACCGCGAGAAAGCCGAACCCGATCGCCGTCCGCGTGATGCGGTGGATGCTGGGCGGGTTCCGACCGCCCGAGTGGCCTGATGACTAAACTGCCCACCGACACCTCGCTCCGAAGCGCGATGATCATCATCGTGCCATTCCCTACGCCAGACCTGTCCAGCCCCGCGATGGCGCGCACCATCCAGGCACAACATCTCTGGCGCAGGCGCGCGCATCTTCGGGCACGCGCCGAGGCAAAGGCGATCGCCTACATCACCACCCACAACATCGACCCAGGCGCGCCGTCTGGCGATATCTACGTCCGCATCATGCCATCCGAGAAGATCGGGCAGGCACGGTTCTCGGTGAGGCTCAGGGTTGGACCGAGGGGCGGTTCGAGCGCGTCGGGGCCACCCTGCTGAAAAGCAGGCAGGTTGTCGTTGTTGACGGGCTTCTGACGGCTAGTGCATACTGCTGATGCCACCTTTCTGGTGGTGTGCTGATCATTGGCGTGGGAAAGCCCACGGTTCGAAAGGACGAAGGCGGGGTAGCGGCCGCCATGCACATCAGCACACCTCTCGAGACGCGGAACCCGGTTCGGCGCAGGCTGATTTATCCCCTGCACGGGTAGGCGAAACGCCGTGTAAGCCATGCCGCGTCTCAACCGGCAAGCGTGTAGCACGTGTAGCCCCAAGTTCCGGTCCTTGATAAAGAACGCATCGGACGGTATGGGATTTCACTCCGATCTGGCGCCGGGGGCGTGGATCTGATAGGTTCGGAATACCCGCCGCACAGACAGCATAGCGGTTATCCTGGCCCGGTACCTGATTGCGCAGGTTCCGGGCCACTTTGTGCCTGGCTGCTTCCACGGCATGCGTTGGTAGGAAGTTATTCCAAAAACCGGGGCAATATCACCTCATTGACAGGAAAATATTCCAACCGCACAATGGCGCCGCATGATCGAGCGGACCAATGGCCCAGCCCAAGAACCCCAGACACCAAGCCTTTGCCGAGGAATATATGGCCGACGGCAATGCAACTCGCGCCACAATCGCGGCGGGGTTTTCCTCCAATGGTGCGCGCCAAACCGGCGCTCGATTGCTCGCCCGCCCCGACATCCAGGCCTACTTGGAGACGCTCAGAGCCCAGCGCGCCGAGCGCACAGAGATCACCGCCGATAAGGTCATCGAAGAGATTGCCCTCGTCGCCTTCGCGGACCACGCCGAGCTTTCGCAATATCGTATCGGCGCATGCCGCTACTGCCACGGCAAGAACCACAAATATCAATGGCGCCACCCTGACGAATTCACCGCCGCGAAAAAGGCGTGGCATGACGAAAACACCGTCATGGCGCGCAAACAGAAGATCACGCCGGAAGAGGCGCAAAAGATAGCTCCCCCACCGACCGACGCAGGGGGATACGGCTACACGAAGAACCTGCCCCCCAATCCGGAGTGCAAGATGTGCGACGGCGACGGCATCTCGTACATCGTCTTCGCTGACACGACCCGCCTTAGCCCCAGGGCGCGCGCGCTGTTCGCCGGTGTGAAGCAGACCCAACACGGCATCGAGTTCAAGGCACAGGACAAGATGCGCGCTCTCGAGATGCTCGGCCGGCATCACAACCTTTTCAAAGGCGAAGACGAGCCAACCGCCACCGGAATCGCCGCCGTCCTCGCCGAGATCGCGGCCGCAGGAAGTCGCGCCCCGATGGGTGCCACGGCAGAAATGCCCCCCGAAGTGGAGCGCGCGCTCGCCGAAGACCCGACACTCGGCGGTCGGGAAACCGCGCCGGTATCACCCCCCGCCCCCAAGCCCAAGCCTAAGCCCAAGGCGAAACCAGAGATCGCCGACGAGATCGACCCCGAGACAGGCGAGGTTCTGCCGTGAGCGCCGCCCAGCCACAATCAGGGCTACGGCCGATCACACTGTCAGATGGCAGCATCTGGGTGGCCCCGAGCTACGTTCCGCAGACCGAGGATGAACTCACCATCTGTCTGCGCTCTTGGCACTGGCGGATATTCTCCGGCCAGCTTTACAAGATCATGGTCAAGGATGACGACGACCCCGCCGCTCCCGGTTTCGTGCGCCCGTTCATCCCCAACATCGCCCAGCGCCTGTTCCTGCAGGATCTCCACACCCGCAATGTCATCCTCAAGGCGCGCCAGCTTGGCTTCACCACGCTGATCGCCATCCTTTGGCTCGACCACGCCCTGTTCAACGCCGATCAGCGCTGCGCCATCATCGCCCAGACCGAGACCGATGCAGGCGTCATCTTCCGCGACAAGGTTCGCTTCGCCTATCGTCAACTGCCATCCGGGATCCGGGATAGCATCCCGCTCACCCGCGACAGCGCGACCGAGCTGGTGTTCTCGAACAACTCCGCCGTCCGCGTCGCGGTCAGCGTCCGGTCCACCACCACCCACCGCCTCCACATCTCCGAAATGGGCAAGATCGCGGCCAAGCACCCCGGTAAGGCCGAAGAGATCGTGACCGGCGCCATCCCCGCAGTCCCGGCCAACGGCATCGCCATCATCGAATCCACCGCCGAGGGTCAGAGCGGCGAGTTCTACACCATCGCCAACCAGGCCGAGCGCAACATGCACACCGGCGTGAAGCTCACGGCGCGCCAGTTCCGGTTCCACTTCTTCCCCTGGTGGAAGAACCCCGAGTACCAGATGGATCCGGAAGGCGTCTCCATCAGCGCGGCCGACCACAAGTATTTCACCGACGTCGAGATCCAGACAGGTGAGCCCCTGACACTGCGCCAACGCGCCTGGTATATCGCGGTGCGCGACGAGGACTTCGGCGGCGATGCCGAGAAGATGTGGCGCGAGTATCCGTCCCTACCCACCGAATGCTGGCAGAAATCAACCGAGGGCACGTTTTACGCGCCCCAACTCGCCGCGGCTCGAGCCGGCGGGCGCATCACCGACTTCCCCGTGCTCGATCACGTGCCTGTCAACACCTTCTGGGATATCGGCGCAAGCGACGGCACCGGCATCTGGCTGCACCAGCACGTCGAAAGCCAGCACCGTTTCATCGGCTACATCGAGGACTGGTCGCAGCCCTATAACCACTACGTGAAAGCGCTCATCGCCACCGGGTACAACATCCACTACCTGTTCCTGCCTCACGATGCCGAACAGAAGCGCCAGATGGTCGATCGCATCGCCAGCCCGCAGGAAATGCTCGAGGAAATCATCCCGCGGCACTGGAAAATCAAGATCGTGCCGCGCGTGTCGCACCTGCAGCACGGCATCGAGGTGACCCGGCAACGGTTCAGCGAGGCCGTCTTCCACCGCACCAACTGCAAGGAAGGCCTCGTCCACATCGCGGAGTACCGCAAGACGTGGAGCACCACCCAAGGCGTCTGGACCGACATACCAAACAAACACGAAGGCCATTCGGAGGCCGCAGACAGCTTCCGGCAATGGGCTCAGACCGATCCCAAGGAATACCTCGATCGCCCCGCCCCGAAACGCAACCGGCGCCGCGCGTCAGGAATGGCAGCATGACACATCTCTCCGCCACCCCCACCACGACACCGGCCGCCAAGCTCACCCTCGACTTGCGGATCTGCGGATGGCGTCAGAAGCATGGCGACTGGATGGTCATGCTCACCTGGCTGATCACCACCGGCGAGCCCTGCATCGTCATTGTCCCGGCCTCCACCTCCTACAAGTCGGAATACCTCGTCCCATGCGTCGTCACGCTCGCGCAGGCCTTTCGCTGGGATGAAACCCATGGCGACCCGCTGTTCATCAAGACCACCCTCGAAGACTGGGCCCCGGCTCTCGGATTCGGCGAGCACGACAACAAGCGCAAGAACCGGATCCTCGGGATAATCCGCGATTATCTCCCTGACCTCGTCGCCATGCCCCCCGCGGGCACCGAAGCCCACCAGGTCGTCGCCGACATCCTGCATCGCAACCCGCTCACCGGGAAAACCAAGCACATCGAGGTGAAAGACCATGTTTGAGACGGCAGAGCACAACGAGCACGACCCGTTCGCGAACCAAAGTGCCCAGCCCGGCGTAACCCTGCGAGACCAGACGCCCCAGGATCGGATGTTCTCCAAATCGGCCCAGCAACTCGAGCCCGCGCCTGCGTCAACGCTCGACAGTCCACAGATCAAGGCGATGCACCGCCGCCTCCTGGGCCACTACGTCGAAGAGATGGACCGCCAGGCCCCGAACCGCCGCGAGATGGCGCTCGATGAGAAGTTCTACGACAACCACCAGTGGGACGAAATCGACAAGGCCTTGCTCAAGTCGCGTGGCCAAGTGCCGCTGACCTTCAACATCACCGCCACCGCGATCAACTGGATGCTGGGAACCGAGCGCCGCGGGCGCACAGACTACCGCATCCTGGCGCGCCGCAAGGAGGCAACCAAGGCCGCCGAACGCAAGACCGACGTGTTCAAGTACCTGTCCGACGTGAACCGGTCAGAGTTCGCCTGGTCGGCCGCTTTTGCGGAAACCGTCAAGGCCGGCGTCTCATGGATGGAGGGCGGCGTGCAGGACGACATCGAAGGCGAGCCGGTCTACGACCGCCATGAAAGCTGGCGCAACATCATCTACGACAGCGCCGCGCGTGAGCTCGACATGAAGGATGCCCGCTATCTGTTCCGCCCGGTGTGGACGGACGTCGACACCGCCGCCACACTCTTCCCGGCCCGGGCCCGGCTCATCCAGGCGGGCGGCGCTCGCGTCTACGATTCCAGCTACTTCCTCGACGATCTGGGCGATCCGGCGATGGACGAGCACGAAGACATGGTTCAGAACACCGCGCTCGGCATGATGCGTGCCGACGTCAACTCCGGCGCGCGCAACAGAATCCGGCTCATCGAAGCGTGGTATCGCGTGCCCGTCATGGAGGACCGCCTGTCAGGCGGCCAGTTCCGGGGCGAGATATTCGACCCTCAGAGCAAAGGACACATCCGGGAGGTATCCTCCGGCCAGGCGACCGTGCGGCGCGGCGTCACGTTCCGCGTTCACGTGATGATCATGACCAACACCGGAGTACTCTGGGCGTCGAAGTCGCCCTATCGCCACAACCGGTTCCCGTTCACGCCGGTCTGGTGCTACCGCGAGAGCGGCACCGGCTTGCCCTATGGCGTGATCCGAAACATCCGCGACATCCAGCGCGACATCAACAAGCGCGCCACCAAGAGCCTGCACCTGCTCAGCACGAGCAAGGTGATCGCCGACGACGACGCCGTTGAGGATTGGGAAGAGTTCGAGGAAGAAGTCGCGCGCCCGGATGCGATCATCCGCAAAAAGAAGGGAAGCGACATCCAAATCCACGACCAACTCGAGCTTGGCAATGCCCACATGGAACTCATGAGCCGCGACATCTCCATGATCCAGCAGGTCAGCGGCATCACCGACGAGGCGCTGGGGCGCACAACCAACGCCGTGTCAGGCAAGGCGATTGTCGCCCGCCAGGAGCAAGGCGCGCTCGCGACCGCCCCGATATTCGACAACCTGCGACTGGCCCGCCAGGTCCATGGCGAGAAAATGCTCAGCCTCGTCGAGCAATACATGACGCAGACAACCGAGTTCCGGGTGGCTGGGCCGCGCGGCAACGCCGAATTCCGCACAATCAACAGCAACGTCGAGGACGATATCGTCTCGACCAAGGCGGATTTCGTCATCACCGAGGATGACTGGAACGCGACGCTGCGCCAGACCCAGGCGCAGCAGTTCTTCGAACTGCTCACCAAGCTCGCCCCGGTCGCGCCGGAAGTCGTGCTCAAGCTTCTCGACCTCGCCGCCGACATGATGGACGTGCCGATGCGTGAAGAGGTTGTCGCTCGAATCCGCAGCATCACCGGCGCGAAGGATCCCGACGCAGATCCGGATGAGCCGCCCACCGAGGAAGAAAAAGCGCAACAAGAGGCCAAGAAAATGGAGAGCGACATGATGATGCGCGGCGCCATGGCCGAGATCGCCGGCAAGGAGGCTGCGGCAGCCGAGAAGATGGCGAAGGCCAAGAAAACCGCGATCGAGGCAGCGCGCACCATGCTCAACATCGAGGCCGACGAGATCGACAAGCAGCACGCCGCACTCACCCTTGCCAGCATCATTCTCGCCGAACCCGGCGTCGCGCCGATCGCCGACATCGCCATGCGAGAGGCGCAGACGGCGGGTATCGAAAAGATCACCGCGCTCACCCAGGAACCCCAGCAACCCCAAACCGCCATGCAATAGGAGGCACCACGATGGATCAGAAACAGCTCACCCCCGACGAAATCCTGAACCCACAGGACTATGAAACCACCCGGTCGCTCACGCTCGTATCCGAAGACGAGCGCGCGATCTACGCCGAAGGCCTCGAAGACGACGCCCCCGGCGAGACCCAGGAAGATGCGGCCCCGGCGCCAGAGGAACTCGAAACCCAAGAGGACACCCCTCCGGCCGACCCCCCGGCCCGCGCCATCGAAGTACATGAAATCCCCGAAGACGTGCTGATCGGCGACGCTCTCGATGCAAAGATCGAGGCTCTGAAAGCTGAGCGGTCGGCCGCCATGAAGGCCTACGAAGATCTCGAGATCAACGCCGACGAGCTGAGTGAGAAACTCGATGCGGTTACCGTTGAGATGATCGACCTTACCAAGGCGGCAGAGCACCACACCGCTCTCAGGGAGCGCGATCTCAAGGCCATCGCTGATGCCGAGCAGGAAGTCCAGCAGTCGCTCGAGCAGAAGTGGCAGGACACCGTCAAGGCCTACAGCGATCAATACCCGGCCCTCTTCGCCCCCGGTGTGGTCGAGCACTTCGACGACCTTGTGCGCCGTGTCACGGCCGCCAGCGAAATGACGCCCGAGAAGCTCGACGAGTTTCTGGTCGATGCCCACACCATGCTGCACAAGCGGCAGGAAAAGCTCGGTATCACCGTGCCCGATCTGGCCGAACCCGGCGCGGCGCCGCCCAGGAAACAGCCCGCCCCGCCAAAGTCCGATCTCGGAACGGTGCCGCGCACGCTGGCTCGTGTGCCTGCCGCGCAGGCCATGCCGGCCGACGACAGCCGTTTCGCAAGCCTCAATGAAATCGTGCAAGGCACCGACGCCGCCGCGCTCGAGGCCGCCGCCGCGAAACTGCCAACAGCCGAATACGACCGCTGGCTCGCCGAAGGCTGACAGGAGACAGCGCCGTGCCAGTCATCCGCTCCATGCGCCCCGACGAGTCCATCAAGATCGGGAACGACATCACCATCCGGGCCATAAAAGTGGGCCAGGAGCGGATCAAGCTGGTCATCGACGCGCCCCTCTCGTTGCCTGTCGTGCACAAGCAGATAACCCCGCCCGATGATGGTGCCCGAGATGGTGCCAGAAACCCATTGGCCGCGGCACACAAACCGTAGTCGGCGTGATGCTTCCCAAGTGCCTCGCCGTCTGCTATAAAGCGACCATCACTTGAGGCGCATGACGTGCCCGATGCCGGTCTAACCACCTAGCAGAGGACACAACGTCATGCAGACCAACATCCAAGCAGGCGATCCCCTGGCCATCAAGAAATGGTCCATCGCGCTCGCGGTCGAAACCCTCAACGCCAGCTACTTCGCGCAGAAGTTCATCGGCGAGGGGCCCAACAACATCATCGAAAAGAAGGATGAACTCGAGGGTGATTCCGGCGACCTGATCCAGTTCGACCTCAGCGTTCAACTGCGCCAAAAGCCCGTCCGCGGCGACGCCAAGGCTCAAGGCAACGAAGAGCCCCTGCGGTTCTACAGCGACGAGGTCAAGATCGACCAGATGCGCCACCCCGTCGGTCTCGGCGGGAAAATGACGCGCAAGCGCACCATCCACGATCTGCGCAAAACCGCCAAAGCCCGCCAGTCCGAATACTGGGCGTCCTACATGGACCAGCTCATGTTCATGTATCTCTCTGGCGCGCGCGGCATCAACGAGGACTATGTCGAGGACACCGACTTCACGGGCCACGCCGGTAACGCGATCCAAGCGCCCGACGCCGACCACATCCTCTACGGTGGCGACGCCACGTCCAAGGCGACCATCGTCGCCGACGACAAGATGACCCGCAACGTCGTCGAGCGCTTCGCGGTGAAGGCCGAGATGATGCGGAGCCTCAACCCCGACAACGCGAACCTCGTTCCGGTCACCGTGGCGGGCAACAAGCACTACGTGATGGTCATGAACCCGTTCCAGGAGCACGACCTGCGCACCGACACCGGCACGGCGAACTGGCTCGAGATTGCCAAGGCTGCCGCTGGTGCCGAAGGCAACAAGAGCCCGATCTTCAAAGGTGGTGTCGGCATGATCAACAACGTCGTGCTCCACAAGCATGGCCACGTGATCCGGTTCGACGACTACGGTGTCGGCACCAATGTGGCCGCCGCGCGCGCTATCGCCATGGGCCGCCAGGCTGGCGTCTGCGCCTATGGCACCCCGGAGGGCAAGCGCTTCCAGTGGGAAGAGGAAGTGACCGACTTCAAGAACCAGGTCGATATCTGCAGTGGCGTGATTGTCGGCATGAAGAAGTCGCGCTTCAACAACGCAGACTTCGGCGTCGTGGCCGTCGATACCGCCGCCGCCAACCCGAACTGATCCTGATCCGCGCCCGGCCTCGGCCGGGCGCACCTCGCTCATTCGCCACCTAAAGGACCACTGACATGCTTCACCAATCCGCCCAGGCCAAGCGGCTGACGCCCGTGCCCACCCCGTTCACCGCCGGTGCGGTCTGCACCGCCATTTTCAGCATCTCCTTCGCCTCCACCGCCTACACCGCCGCCGACGACCTTATCGAACTCGCCGGTCTGCCGGCCGACTGCCGCCCCGTCGCGGCCACGCTCATCGGCGCGGGTGTCGGCGCGCTCACTGCCGACGTCGGCTTCCTGTCCGAGCCGCTCGGCGACAACACCGACGAAAGCACCAGCGGCGACGAAATCTTCGACGGCGCCAGTGTCGACGACACCGAGGTTGACGCAACAGCCGCCAGCATGGTCGCGATCGCCCCGACCAGCGGCAACCGCGCCATCGGGATGACGCTCTCGGGCAATGTCGCGGCCGGGGCGGGCAAGGCGGTGACCCTCGTCCTGACCTATATCGCGGCCTGACCACCGCCACACACCAACGAGCCGGGGCTTGAGTCCCGGCTCTCGATCCAGGGAGACCCACAATGAAGATCGAATGCCTCATTCGCCGCAAGAATGGCAGCGTCGTCGATATGGGCGACGCGATGGAATATCACTTCAAGCCCAACGATCTCGGCGCGCACGTGGCCGATGTTGACGATGAAACCCACGTCGCCACCCTTCTGGCCCATCCGGAAGGATACCGGCTTTACAACGGTGAATCGCCCGCCGCCGC